GCAGAGGAAGAGTTCCGCGCTTCTAACCGTGGTACTGCACCCGCAGTGACTTCTACCCCTGGTGACTTCAACGCAGAGGATATCCTTCCTTCTAATTCTTCTTCTGATGATGAAGATGATGCAATGGCATACTTTGCTAAACTTGCTGAAGATTGATGAAAGATTTGAAGATTCCCTTTGCTATCGTTTCCTTTCTTCTTGTGCAAGGTGCAGGTGTAGTGTGGTGGTCTTCTCAAATTGACGGTAGAGTAAAGACTCTCGAAGCAGAGAGTCTTGCTATCGCCAGAGAAAACCGCCGATATATTCAAGAAGTCATTATGCCTTCTTATGAAATCAATGATGCTTGGGACAACCCACATCATAATAACTGGTTGAAATCTGGCGGTTGGAAAGACTGATTAGTGAAATCTGATTACCACATTGATCGTGTAAATAAGAGTGATGCCGCAGAGTTACTTCTGCGGTTTCATTATTTAAAGGATATATCTAAAACCTTTAAATCTGGTTATAATTACGGTTTATATAAAAACAACGAATTTTGTCCTCTGAATATCGGAGGCATCCAGGGAGTCTGTATCTTTACAGGTCTCCCTGTTCCAGAAATAGCAAAAGGTGCGTTTGGTCTAGAAAGAAATGAGCAAGAAGGATTATTTGAACTTTCCAGACTCTGCATCCACCCCGACACTCAGCAAGAAGAGTACAACATTACTTCTTGGTTTGTTGCTAAAGCAATCAAGCAACTTAGAAAAGAGACAAAAGTCAGGGCGATTATTTCATACGCTGATAGCGAGTATCACGGTGGCACAATCTATCGTGCTTGTAATTTTAGGTACTGTGGTCTATCAGATCCAAAAAAAGACTTCTACTTCACCGACGGTACCAAACATTCAAGAGGTAAAATCGGAGATGCAGAAGGTGAGTGGAGAGATCGCTCACGCAAACATCGTTACGTGATGGTATTTGATAAGAAGTTAGACCTCTTATGGACCGATCAAACGAGTATTGTCAGTAACTGCTAAACGATTATCAAGAGAACTGCTACTCTCATCGTAATACATCAAGTTTCTCATATCATTTAAGAATACCTGAAGATAACCTGGTTTCATTAATTCAATTTCTCTTTTCTTTTCATTCTCTATAGTTTCATACTCATAGTTACTAATTCCAATCACAGGATTTATATCTCCAGAGACAGTTTTGTACTCAATGTTTGAAGATTCTCTGATACCTGTGTATGAGTTTGCTTGAGTTGAAGCATCATATGGAGGAGAGATTTTGAAGTCTTGATTGACAATTTGTCCAGCAGGCAAAATAAGTCTACCTTTTGCATCTCTGACTTCAATGGTTTCATAATGATGAATGTCATTCATTTCTGCCAAACCATACTTATTCTCAACATAGTTGTAGAGATCGTAGTTGGACAGTGGCCATTCATCTCTGATATTTGTGATACCAGCAGTTAATATAACAATCCAATCAAGATCAGATTGACCGTAGAATATCTCAGCAACGTTGTCTGGTCTTTGAGTGTCAAGAATAACGTACTTATCAAAAAAGTTTACGTTGTCTTGAATCCAATCTTGAATCTTGACTCTTCGGAATATATTTTTAATCCTTACATATTCCCTTGAGGAAGTTTTATGTAATAGATTGGACTGATATAGAATATCAGGTAGTTCTCTGAAATAAGACATTAGAAACCTACACCTCCTGGTCCTATAACTGCTTCATTTGGATCTTTATAAGGTCCCATGACTTCTACTTCATAATCCTCAGCGTAGATTGGATTAATCTCTTTGAATGTACATTGAACTTGAATATGAACTGGAGTTCCATCTTCATAAGTTGCATATGTACCTGAAGCAGTGTAATTTACTGCCATATCAGTGAGAGAACACAACTTAAATTTATTCAAGAATGGATGATCTCTTTGTCCACTTACATATTCCAGTTGAAATACTTTAGGTGCTTGAATAAACAATGCATTTCTTGACTTAGGAGCCATTGCTTTTTTCAAAGTTCTAATAATTGATCTTACTTGATCTGCTTCCCTCTTTTCCCTAGGAACAAAGTCAAATACAAATGGAAATGATCTTAGGGTAACACCACTAAAAAGCAATTCTAAATTTGATTGTAAAATTTGACCAGATGCTCTTGATATCAAAGAATTTGGATTTACATTAGCACCAAGTGCATTTATTGCAGTTCCAGCAAAAATTGATTGTATCGCATCTTTTGTTCCTTGATCTATGCCCTCAATTCTTCCTTCAAATATTTTTTGGGCAAGTGTTACGGCTGTGAAATCTTTTGGTTTATCTTTACCAGCACTAAGGTCCTTTAAACCACTGGATATAACTGAAATACCTGCTGCTTGAACTGGATTTAAAGTATCATCACCATAACTTACTGCTAAAGCATCGCTAACTTGTTGAGGTATTGGTAAATAAATGTACTCCGCGTTTTTATGTTTCGTCTTCCGAGCTTCACCACCCTCTTTATCCAGTCTAGCAGCAAAATCACTGTAAGATTGAATACCACCAATTTTTTCGATATTTATGTTTCCTTTTTCATTCAATACAGCTTCACCCAGTCCGAAAATATCACTTCTTCTTACTTGATCAAATATTGAAATAAACAAAGCATCAACAGAATCATCCAATCGTTCTAGAGGATATCTAAACATTACTGGTGCATCAGCTGGTGGTCCACCTGCCTTTTGTTGAGATCTACCAGTATCTTTTGCTTTCGCTCCCTCTTTAGGAATTATTCTATTTCTAGAGCGTCTTCTATTGATTTCGTCTTGTCTTCTCATTCTGCACTAGAAATGAACACTTTTGAGTTATTTAGCCGCCAACTTTGAAATCTCTGATTGGTAAAGTCATTACGTCCCTAAGTTCTGATGGATAGATTTCATAAATGCCATCTGATATAACTTCACTTGCAAGATAATTTCTTATTGATTGACCCTTCCCTAACCAATGAAAGTTCTGTCCAACCCATCCATTTTCGGAGACGTTACGAATTTGAACCACAGGATTTCTATCATATCTAATCCCTGGTGTGATCGCAACATACTTGTAGACGTACAGTTTTCCTGGGATTGGTGCATCTGATTTCTCTAGAACTTCAAGCAACTGATTCATAACAATATCTGGATCTCTAACACCAATCATTCTATTCGTGATAACACGAACTCTATTGCGATTTTCGTCAGTATCTGTGGGTCTCTGTGCAGATTCTGCTGCTGCTTTCGCTGCTCTCTGCTCAGCAAGTTTCCTTCTCTGTGATTGAAGTAGAGTTTCTCTTTTTGCCATTACTTGATACCGAGTTCTTTCTCCGTCATTACTTTGAACTCCCACATTCTGTCTTCACAGAAATCTTTTGCTGCTTTCCACTTTGCCTGATTCTTAGCATACTCATATGCTTCGTTCAGGTATTTTTTTGTCTGTCTTTTTGGTTTGGGTGGAGGAGCACATTGTCTCATAGGTTTCACTTCAATTAGAGATGATCTGATCCTGCCATGAATATCTTTGTACTTGACAAAGAAGTCTGGAAAGTAACGATGAACCTTATTATCAATAGGAGAACGATATGGAATGCAGAACTCTTCAGACTGCCACTCTAAGACATTTTCATTCGTGTCACAATAGACCATGAACTTGCGTTCCCAGAGAGAACGGTATATGATGTTAGTTGGATCTCCTTTATATTTCTTTGGATAGGAAGGTTTGTATTTTCCCTTGTATGACATCTAAATAACTATAACAATCAATTATAAGATATTTAGAGTGCCTAGACCATTACCTAAAAAAATATCTCAGATCAAACCAACACTTTCTAATGTTGCATTAACATCTCATTATGCTGTTGAGTTTGGTGGTCTTGCTGGTAACTTGAGAAAACACCTTCGTGACAGAGGTATTGATTCAAGATATATTACAGAATCAATTGGTCTATTGTGTAGTAGAGCACAACTACCAGGAAGTGGATTTGCAACTGCAGATGTTATCGGAAACTTCCCAGGTGTTGCAGAAAAGTTTGCACATACAAGAGCATTTACTCCTCTGAGTTTAGAATTCTATGTTGATAACTCATACAGATCTCTGAAATTTGTTGAGCACTGGATGGAGTTTATTGCTAGTGGATCAGAAACTGGTCCAGATCAAATTGATGAGCGTTACAATGGGTATTACTTCAGAATGAAGTATCCGATTGAATATAAGTGTGATGAAACAAGAATTATTAAATTTGAAAAAGATTATAAGAGATACATTGAATATAGATTTTTCAAACTGTTTCCACTTTCATTAGACTCTACCACTGTTTCATATCAAGGTTCTAATATATTGAAGGCAACTGCAACATTTCAATATGATCGTTATATGTCTGGTCAATCAAGATCTATTGACTTCTTCTTAGGAACAGATAGTAATAAAAATCCACCACCAGAGGGAACAGGACGAGGAGATAGTGCTAGAGGAACTCAGAATGATAATACAAACGATCAAATCAATGCTGCTTTGAGGAATGTGAATGATTCCAATACCACTTCACCAAA